CGGCTCTCCGGTGTCCTTGAAGCACAGCGCAATCGTCCGCTCGCCGTCGAAGACCGCCTTCAGGTTTTCCAACGTGCCGTCCTGCCCGTCACGCCCGGCCGGACCCATCAGCCCGTCGATGCCCTGCGCGCCATCCGTGCCGTCGTGCCCCACGACCGGCCCAAGCTCCCTGAGCGACCCGTCCGACAGCGTGAGCACCAGCACCCCTCGCTGGTCGATGACCGCACCTGCGACCGCCACGCCGTTCTGGGGGGCAGGCAGCGACTTGACCGCACGTTCGACTTCCTGCGACACGAGCGGCGCCACGTCCTCGACCGTCACGCTGATGCCGTCCTTCGGCGGAGGCAGCGCGGCGACAGCCGTCGCGACCATCCTTTCCACCACGGCGAGTTCGACCGACTCACCCGGCGGGCCTGCTGCACCGTCCTGTGGAGTAGGAATCTGTTCGACAGCCTTGGCGACGGTCGCAGCGACAGCCTCCTCGATGATCGGCCGCACGTCCTCCGGCGTAAACCTGGCCGGGGGAATCAGCGCCGCCGCCTTCACGGCCAACGCCTCGAGCAGCACGTCGTCCACCACGGCATCCCTGCCGTCCGCCCCGCGCTCGCCTTTCTCGCCGACAATCGCGGCGGGAGACCCCTTCTCCTCGAGCACGGCGATCCGCGCCAGGAGTGGGGCCGTTGCCGACGCGATGGCGTCCGCCACGACGCCCGCCAGATCGTCCAGGTCAAGCTGCACGGGACAGCCTGCGCATCACTTTGCCGAAGAGCGCATCACGCAACATCGACTTGTCCTCGTCAGGCGGGGCCGCAGGCGTCTCCGGCTCCGTAGGCGGCGACGGTGCGGGCGACGGCGTAACCGGCGGTCCCGCCTGATCCCGTTTGTCGAGCGCGGCCAGACTGTAGTTCTGCACCTGCAGGTAGGGCGTATCGCCGCCCTCGACCGGCGCATAGTTCAACTTGTTCCGGCCTTCGTTGGGCTTCAGCACGCCCGCGCCGACGCCGTCTTTGATCGTCTGCATCATCGTGGCGGAGTCCATGCGCAGCAGGCTCTCCGTGTCGAACATCGACCGGTATTCCGGCACGAGTCCGAGCCCTTCATCGAGCAGGACTTCGATCGATTCCAGCAGCACCTGCAGACACTGCGCGTAATACTGCTGGGCAAGGGCTTGGACATTGTTGTAGCTGGGATACGGCCCGACGCCGACCATATAGGCGGGCACGTGGAACGTGGCGCAGATTTTCTCGTCCGACCATCCCAACTGCTTGACCAGATCCGAGTCCACGGCGTTCATCATGATCGGCTCATAGGTCAACCCGGAGCCGAGCACGGCGACCTTGCCGACGTTCGCGCCGCTATAGGTGGCGTCCCAACGCGCCTTCATCCGGTCTGCCACGGGCTGCGCGATTTCTCCGGGCGCGGTCAGGATGCCGCCGGGCTTGCCGCCGTTGGAGAAGAGGTTGGTGGTGTTCGTCTGGATCTTCAGCCCCTGCGTGGCCGCCAGTCCGGAGGCGTGCAGCGGCGACAACCCGACCAGCGGGTGATAGAGGCAGTTGAACCGGTCGTGGATGATCTCGCGCGCCGGGACGATGTCGTCCTCGCGCAGCGTCGAAAGTTCGTCCCGGTTCACGTCGTAAAACACCGACCCATCCGGCGCCACCAGCGGCTTCACGCGGCAGGGATCGAGGACATACATCTCGGTCACCACGCGGCGCGAGTCACGGATCTTCAGGACGTAGGCGTTGCCGCGCGTGAGCTTCGAGATCATCCAGTATTCATAGAACTGGACATGCGTCTGGTAGGGATTCGGCTTGCGCAGGACCGGGCTATACGCCGGGTTCTCGATGGTGTTCCATATGTCGTCCTTCGTCGGCTCCGCCAGCTTCACCGCCAATTTGGCGATGTCCGAGGCGATCAGCGTGACGCACGCCCATGCGGTCGGATAGGTGAGAACATCCGGCAGCGCCACTTCGATGTTCTGCTGCCACGCGCCAGTGAAGGACTCGCGAATGATCGAATACCAACTGCGATCGCCGAAGATGCCATTCCCTTCGACGGGCGCGAGATTCGCGGGCGCCTTGGTGGTGAGGCTCAACTCGAGGCTCGTGCCGGGAATCCGCATCAGCCTTCGGAGTCTTCGGCGGTCAGGTCGCGGCGACGATATGTGCGACGGCCAGGTGCCGTCAATTCGCCGTCGGCTTCCAGATCCTTGCGGACGGGTTTGCGTGGCGCTTCGGCCGCGCGCCCGATGTAGACGAGGGTGCGGGCGTCCGACTCGGAGGCGTCGAACCGATCACCGACCGCCAGCGACCGGCCAGCGTAGACGAGGGCGATCTTGGCGATCAATGTGACCATGCGCGACCTTTGACAAAGTGAAAGGGGCGGGTCTCAGAAGTCGAGACCACGCCCCTTCTGGGGGGAATCGAGAACCGATTAGCCGGTGTAGATGGCACCCTCGATGATGCCGACCGAGCCGTTGCGACGGCGCTTCCAGTTGATGAACCGCTCGGCGCGCAGGCCCACGAGGTTGTTCTGCCAGAGCGAGACCATGACGGTCGATGCGGTGACAGGATTGTCCGGAGCGCTGTTCAACTGGACCGAGGCTTCCCGGCTCACGTCAATCGCCACACCGCCGTCGTCCGCCACGAAGATTTCCTTTGGCAGCACGAAGATGATCCGCGACCCGGCGGGCGATCCGCCTTCAGCGGGCACCGCTTCTGAGGCGATGACCGGGAACCCGAGCAGCGTGCCGCCGGTCATGGACATGCCGGAGAACTCCGGCTGCCCGAGGGCGTTCTGCATCAGGCCGAAGGCCAGCGCTTGCGTCTCCGTCATGATCCAGTGACCGCCGGCCAGCGAGTTGATCCCCGCCGCAACCATTGCCGCGACCATCGCCTTGAAGTCCGTGCGGAACGTCGCCGCCGTGGTGCCGGTGGCATCGATCGGCGTGATGCCGTTCGTGATCGAGGCAGGAGACACGTTGGAGACTGCCGCCACGGCCGGGTCAACGAACTGCACATCGAGGAACGCGGCCATCGTCGCGATCAGATCCTGGCGGACGATGGCTTCAGCCGACGGCGAGCTGGAGCGGACCAACTCTTCGGAGAGGATGACGATGCCAGCAGCCTTCGCCATGCCCAGCGAAATCTGGTCGAACTTCAGTTCGGAGACCTGCTTCGGTAGACCCTGTCCGACCCAGCCGACCGTCGCGCCCTGCGTCTGGTTCGGCATCGTGATGTTGAACGGCACGCGCCGCACGCCCGCCAGCCGTCCGATGATCGTCGCCGGGCGGAGCAGTTCGACAAACTCCGAGGCCAGGTTTTGATACACGACCAGCGGCGCCGCCCAATCCGAATCGGTGGTGGTGCCAGCGGTCACGGCGGCCTTCAGGATCATGCCGACTTCGGGCGTGTCCTTCTCCCACCGCTTCGCGTATTCCGCCGCCTCGAGCCGCGAGCCACGGCCAGCCGCCAGCGCCATCGCATAGCGGGTGAAGCCGGTGCCGGGCGGGAGGTTCGACTTGACCGACACGATGCCGCCACGAGACTCGGTCGCCTTCGCGGGCTCCGTGCCGTTGACCGGCCGCGCCGATTCGGCGCTCATCTTCTCGTGGGCCGCGAGGCGGGCCAAGTGGGCGTCCAGCGACTTCACCTCTTCTGCCAGCCCCTCGTATTCCGTGGTCTGCTCGGCGTCGAGGGTCGTGCCATCTTCGGCCGACTTGTTCATGATCTCCGACATGCGCCCGACCTTGGCGGCGCGCGTGTTCTCGAAGGACGTGATCTGTTCTGCAGTCGTCTTCATGGTGTGTCCGTGCGCCTTGACGGCGCGCAGCGCGGGGACGCCCGCAGATGTGGGCACCGTTCCATCGCCAGACGCGGCTAGGAACGGCGCATCAAACGCCTTGATCGTGTGAATGCTGGCGGCGGCATTCGCCGGGATGACCACCAGCGACATCTCGAAAATTTCGTAATGGGTGAACCGCAGCCCGCCGGTCTTCAGCAACTGGACACCGTTGTCCAGAGCCTTGAAACCGATCGACGTGCCGCGAATGAGTTTCAGCTTGACCGAATCCCACGCCTCGAGCACGCGCTCGCGCAGCGTGGCGGACTGAATCTGGTCCGGATCGGGGAAGGTCGCCGTGAAGGGAATGCCGTCTTTCGTCGCCTTGCCGAAGGTGACCTGGCCGACCGGCCGCGCCTTGTCGTGATTCAGCAGCAGCGGCAGCGGATTCTTGAACGTCGCGCCGAGCGGCTCCACCACGTCGCCCATCCGGTCCGTGTCCGGCGTGGTCGCCATGCCGGTGATCTGGCGCAGATCGGCATCGACCGCTTTGACGTGCAGGATGGAATAGGCTCGATCGATTGTGGGAGGCACGTGTCGCGCCACAATATGCGGCACGTCTGCGGCCGTCGAGGTTGTTTAGTAGGAAAACCTTACACGTCGTCCGTCAACTGGATGATCACCAGCGACCGCACGAACTCGGAGACCGACATCTCCCGTTGGTTCGCCATCTTGATCACGCGCTCGTGTTCGCTCACGCGGAGCCAGGTGCAGACGGCGGACCCCGGTTCGGATCGGCGCGGCCGACCGCCGAGGGACTTCTGGATCACCTTGTCGTCCATCTAGCCTCCAAACACGAACAGGTCATAGTTGGGTGCGGTGGGTGTGGCGTGTTTCAACCAGAGCGCGAGCCCCATCGTCATGGCGATCACCGGGTCGATGCGGCCCCGGCTCTTTTTTTTCACGAACAGCAGATTGTCCTTGCCGTCGTTCTGCCCGGCGGTGTTCGACACCGACCACGCCGTCACCGGGCAGCCGCCGGCATCGACTTCACCCGCCAGAATGTCCGCCTGAATCCGCAGGCAGGCACTGCTCATGCCCGCGTAGGTCTGCGGCACTTCG